AAAAAAAATCTAAATTTAAAACGAAACTCATCCAGAATGGATTATAGCCTCAGGGTTTATCACAAAAGGTGGTAAACCAGTCAAGAAGCCAAAGCGAAATTTGTCTTTAATTGCTCTAAAGACCTTAATCTTTTGCGGGGTGGATGATTTGAAAAACCAATGAGTTGGTAATTGTCCATCATTCCAACTAGCAAAAGTGTCAGGATGAGAAACACGAGCAATGTTGAATGCTTGATAAAAAGGAACATTTGCATCAATAGCACCCTCTTGGGCAAAGTGTGGTATACACCTCACCCCAGGTGTCATATAAGAAGCGTTGTCGATTAATTTAAAACCAGACGCGCTAGTATTCTTATAATACTGATTTGCAAATGAACTCATTATAAAAGATTCACCAATAAACCCTTGTTTCTCATGCGTAATCATTCGCAAAGCCATCTGCCCTGTATAAAAACCATATCCTGCCGCGAAATAGTCAACTAGATCTATATATTCTGAGTCAACAGTCGCACGAAATTGATATGGATTCACTACAATGGCTTCAGTCTCTGAAAATGTTTTAGTAGGACTAAAAGGCAAATAAGACATAAGAAGTTTATTAAGATGAGTAAATTGGTCGCCCATTGAAATCTCTAAATTTCGCGTTTTATCAATGGGGACTGAAGGACCAGAAGCTATAGGAGAGCTTCTAGTTTGAGTGGCACTACGAGAACTGTTGTCAAAACCCGTAGTTAGAGGACCAGAGGAACTATGTTTGGTAGGCAAATAGTTGATAAGTGTTGATGGATTAGAAAGCTCAACTTGTGTCGCATGAAAGCTAGGAACACAATAAATTGTGTGTGCAACATCAGCAGTTACTTCTAATGGAACTTCCACGAGTATATATAGGGTACCGTAAGAGCAAAATTCAGTTTTCTGTTTTGCTACAAGATACTCATAACCCGATCCTGTTCCATCAGCAATAAATGGTGATGCTACATATTTCATAGCTGTATTTGACATAAGGTTTGCAGTCACTTGTTGATTAGCTTTGTCACCTGTAAATTGAACTACAGTCGACATTGCTAAATTCACAACATCTTTATCCATTATATCACCTACTGCATAAGTTCCATGGTCATTGGGTGCAACTATGGCTCGCAACTTTACATTGTGAAACATAGTTAAAAACACGTCAAAATCAAAATGCAATTGAGCGTTCCAATTTTGACACGTTGAAGATACCCAAGCCTGATGCGTTAGATACAAACCCTCTTCTCCTTTAATGATAGGATTGATGGTTAATGGGAAAGCGGCGAGGACTTGATTTGGCACTTGATCATCAGAAATTTTGAAGATATGATCATCGAGAATATTTGGAGTTCTCATGATATAATCTACAGACATTTCATCCAATTGGGTACCAAACAAAGAATAGTCCGTCGCAATGACATTTTCCTGATCAAGTGAATATACATGATCATTTATTGCAGTTTGTGCAGATAGTTGCCCATCACCGGGCTTCCACTTTACAGCTACAACAGGTGCATCTAACGTAGGCTTACTATATCCCAACGCACTAGCGGTATTAGCGCCAGCTTTTAAGAGTGGTGCAACAGTAGATGCTAAATTACCAACCATAGGTAACCCAGCAGCTGCTGTCGCGACTTGAGCCCCCTCACGTAACACTGCGGAAACAATGCCATCTTTCCGCATATTAGCTGCTTCTGCTACGTGTTTTTGAGGAAGTGGTCGAGGTCGTTGCGCGGGGGCAGATGGCAACGATCTTTGAACGGGTGGATGTAACTTGTGATTCCGTGCAACCATAGCACGTAATTCACGATTAGCTTCATCCGCTCGTTTTCGGAGAAATGCCTCACTAGATAGTGGGGGAATTATAGTTGGATATTCCAATTTCAATGTTGCAGCATCGGCTTGAATATACACATTCATTTTCACTGTACCAATATCAAGCGGCGTTAACCGTCCAATATACAGTTTTCCTGGTCTTCCTGTTCCGGATTGTAAATTTCGAGACAAGAATGCAGAAACCCATGGTACGTTAGTGCTCACAGTTTGTGACGTGGTTAACGACACTTTCATATGAGGTGTTTGTGAAATTTGAACGAGTCTTTTCGTACGAGCTTCAATCGCTTCCGCAGTCATGTCAGCATAAAGGGCAATAATGATACCTCCTGATGTTTTAGGAGCTACTGTAAATTCAAAACGTACTTTTAAATGAGTACGTAAGAAAGCAAAGCCTTTTATTTTGTCATAAACATTGAGTTGCGAGAGAAACATTTCTATTGGATCAATCAAGTACAATTGTTCTCCAGGTTCTCCTCCGACAGGAATCACAGTAGACATTACAAGATATTCTCGAGCGAGAATATCTAGAATACTATGATCCCGTCCCTCTTGAAAATTCTGAGTTTCCCTACTACCCAAATCCTGCTCCATTGGTAGAGTTTCTACAATGGGGATTAAGCTCGTAGCGAAAGTCACAATTTGCTGTCCAGTTTCGACTTCATTCCTCTCATCGTGAAATGGAAGAATGGAGTTGCGTGTGTCGTCATTAGTTAATGATTGTACATTGTCTGTATTTTGAGCTACTCTTAATTTTAGTCACACAGTCGAGTAATACTGTTGTGATACTGTGGGTTGTGATTCTTCGCAAGGGCTGCTTGCGTGGCGATCACCAGTGTAAATACACTTACCACATTGTTTTGTTGCGATATGTTCGAGTGATGCTTCATCACTGTCCATATCACTTTCTACATTCATATCGATACCTCCTAATATAGAAGGGTGGATAGGAACGCCAAGGACGTCAACATTAGTAACGGATGTAAATAAAGATACATTATCACTGTCACGGACCATCGTTCGTAATACTGTCTGACTGTAAAAACAGTCTGGCGTAAGAACTATTTGATGCTCTTGACACTGATCAATTATCTTTTTCCGATACTCCTCAAATATATGAGGTTCATGCATACACAATTCGCGAATTGCGAGCCTTGAATTCATTTGCATTTGTGCGGATTTTGTACCGTATTCTTGTTCACATCGGTCCCAATTTAATGGTTCCAACACTGAACACAAGTCAAGTGGGGCTAGCCATATCTTGAGATCTTTATCAAGCACGAATTTACGTTTGATAATGGAAACTTCATCTAATGTTTTAAATTCGATGTTTCCACCATCTTTTACTTCTGGTGTACAGTAGTGACCATATTTTAACATATGCTGTGACCATTTTGTAATATCTAAAATATTAACTAAATGATCATCAAATGCTATAATACTGTCATCACCGTAAATAGCAACGTAAAAACGTGTATGAAGATCTTCAATACATGCCCTTGCCTCAGATGAATTAATTTCTGTCAACATATCATATAAACACAAGTAAGTAATTCCATAATTATACATAGTATTAATTATAGCTGTACCAGGATTCCCCGAAGGTTGTCCTCTTGCAATTTGTACGATAACATTTCCAAAAACTTGTCGTGAGGTAACAATCTCTTGCCACAATGCGCGCGAAACAGGATCATCTCTTTTATACTGTGTTTCAAGTACTTCAAAAATAATCCATAATAAATCCCTATTCAACGTTCCATCCCAATTAGTAAAATCTGTTGCGATGAACTGTTTAGACTTAGGATGTGCTATTGATGATAATTTCAACGCCAACACGTCCCAATCGGCTGAATAAGGGTTTATACCGATGAGAGATGAATTAAAGACTTTATTTTCCATAATAGTCGCAAAGAAATCCAAGAAATACTGTCGAAACAATACTACATAATGTAGTGGTGCTGCGGCAAAAGCTCTTGATTTTCCAGCTTCTACTTTTTCAATAGGCCTCAATTCATCTTTCGCTGTGGACACAAAATAACACTCTGGACGAATATTACCTTGTGCTTTAGTCCTGTAGTTGTTAATTTCACTATTAAGGAATGGATGGTCGTAAATCCAATTGTTATCTTCGCCTAAGAAAGCTGATTTTCCTCTTTTACCGTTGGTATATCGGTTAAAAGGATAACCTGCACTCGAAACACGATTGATACCAACAATGTATTCACTACCTTCTATTCCACTTATAGATTCATTATGCGTGAGTTGTCGTATTTTCCGGGGTGTCGCAAACTTATGCATCAAACAACCACGAAATACTGCTTCTTTATCGCTCGAAACCGAAATTGAAGGCTCCATATATTTTTTCATTGCTTTATTTATAACATGTTCGCCATTATGCATACCTAAATATGCTGGCTTTTTCTGTGTTACAAATATTTTATTATGAAAAAGAGATGGACGTATTTTCGTGGTGCCTTTTGCATATAGATTATGTGGGATGTTACCTACTTTGTTAAACTGGTTATCTAACAAAGTAATAGATTTACACATCTCCACTTGTCTAAATGCAACATGCTTTGAGAGTTGCTCGCTAATTCCTTCCATCATTTCAAATGTTATGATTTGACCATAACTTCGATCGCTACAAGTGTAACCTGCCATATGTATGCCAAGAATATTTCCTGAATAATGTGCCGTATTTGCTATCACTACACTCCCACAATAACCAGGAACACTCTGCATTGGATATTGCATTACACAATATGTGTAATCAGTTTTCGTCGGGCCCTTCGCAAGTAAGGGTTCTTTGCATACTTCAGTGATCTTTGTATGTTGAAGCTCAACATACCATGCCA